AGGAAGCCCGAGAATATGACGAGGTTCTCGGTAAATGCCAATTACCAGGCTGCGTTCCGCATCATTGATGAAAATCTCAAAAAATGCTTTCCCGTAGGCTATGTGAATAGCACCATTTATCCTGATCAGCAACGCGCAAATATTACCGTCGCCAGTAACCTAAGTAATACGGTATGGTTCTCGACCGATATTAAAGGCGACGGTAGCAATGCCGCTACTGGAGATTTTTATACCGTATACGCGAAACAGAGAGAGCAGATAAACAAGTTCAAGGAATGGGTAAATGAGGGAAAATCGGGCTGCAGTTAACCCATAAAGCTCTTCGCCGCCCAACCCATCACTCCACCTACCGCCAGCATCACAATCGCGATTCCGAACACAATTTGCGTCGTGTAAGGGGATTTCTCGATCGCGTCCAGACCTTTGTCCATCACGCCATCGGCCTGCTGATTCAGGCCTTTTGCCTCATCCAGCGCCTTTGAAAGTACGTCCTGAAGCGCGTTTATCTGGTTTTTTACTTCGTCAGCATTCATGTCTAATCTCCTCTCAAAGATAATACGCAACCGTGAATAATCCTACCCCTACCAGCCAATCCAGAAGATAGTAGGCCAGCAGAAACAATGCGCAGCCTACCGACCAGAATATAAGGTCCAATTTGCCAACCGCCTGCCAGTCATGCTGAATCAATTCCCTGACTATCCCGATTCCCATTGCCAATACAGCGGCGGCCAGCACCGGAAAATATACGAATAGCGAAGTGAGCACGATGGCTATGACAACGTGCAGAACCTGATCCCGTATCTCGGCCCAGAGCGGCTTTACCATGCGATCGCTTCCACCTCTACAATCGTGGTTGCTACATCGATCTCTGCCTTGCGGTCTTTCGCGCGGGTGTGCAGCTCGAGCGCGTAACCCGCGAGTGCTGCCGGCATGGCAATCATGGCTTCTCCATCCAGCGTCACCACGCTATTGTCCTGCGCCGTCCAGTCGATGGAGAACGGCTCCGCAGCTGCGATGGCTGCCTGTGCGGCAAGACAGGAAACGCTGATGCGCTGCACGCTGCGGGGGTCGGAATCGAAAATTTTTCCCAAATAGGTAAACCCTGACGCCTCGAGCGTATCGCGCCGTGAATTGATCTGGGCGTGCGCATCGGCCTTGGCCTGGTCTAGTGTCCGCGTCGGCTCGGCGCCCGCGGCTTTCCAACGGGTGATGTACTTCTGATAAGGACGGAAAGCGGTGACGCCGATGGGCCGGTTGGGTTTGCGCTCCTGCGCCCCCGGATCGTATTCGATATGTCCAGCGCCGCTTCCGGTGTCGAACTGGACCGCGTGTATATCAGGATCCAGATCGGCCATGCCGACGGCACGGAATACGCCGTCAACACCGACAAATCCGTCATCCTGGATGATGGTGATTTTCATGACTTGTTCTCCAGTCGGTTATGGGTTTCTGCGAGGTGCAAAATCGCGTTTGCCATCTGCTGCGATGCAGTGACGGATTCATTCCGCAAGCTTTCCACTGCCGCGGCAGCCTGGCGCGTTTCCTTACTGGTCTCGATCATCAGCACCGGCAACCATTTGATGGCGCAATCGTGCATGTCGATATCGACTCCGGTCTGGGGATGCTTGCCACGTATTTGCACCCACCACTGGCAGCGATTCTCCACGCAGGCTCCCTTGAGCAGGGGACAAATGACTTCAGATTTACTGCTGCCGAACATGCTTACTCCTAATTCTTGGTAGCGATGATCACATCGCTGTATTTGAGATTGAAATTGCTGATGGTGTGGGAGTGAGAACCGTTGCCACCGATATCTTCCCCGTTATCACTCCATAAACTTCCTACGGCATCCATGAGATACATCCTGTTATCTCCATTAACCGTTACAGCCGTTGAGGTGTGCAAGGTCTTGTTCCTGTGCCGGTGCCACGGCATGTGAGCGATGCCAAGGGTAAAACCATCGGTTGCCTTGCTCCCCGTGAATGTGCCACTGAAGGGAGTTGTTCCGCCCGCGCCGACAGAGCTCGTAACCACCCGCAATGCGATATCGTTGTACGCGGAGTTGGTTTCCTTGTTCCATCCCGAGGGGGCGAATGTCTGCTGGAAGATCATCCGCGTGCCGGTGGGGAAAGCGCCATCAGGCTGCCATGATGGCGCGGCGCCGGGACCATTGGATCGCAGGACGGAACCGGCACTACCCGCGGCAAGCCGCACTAGTGTGCTGACGCTACTCGCATAGAGCAGATCCCCGACGGCATAGGCCGTCTGCCCGGTCCCACCCTGGTTCCCCGGCACCGTGGGGATTTGCCCGGTCGGCACTTTGCCCCCGGCATCCAGTTCGGCAATTCCCGATGCCGCACCCTTGGAATCCTTCATCGCGTTGACGTTATCCGCCATCTGCTTGATCTGGGGACGCGCCACGGCGGGCGAATCCGTGCCGGCGTCCATGCTGGTGACATCGATTGTGACTGTAGGCCAGGCCATGATGGTTTTCCCCTATGAGCCCTGGATGCGCGCATCGATCACCGCGTCCGCCAGGGCATTGCTTGCGTTGTAAATCTTGATGCGCGGACCCACGCTGTTATCTTTGTCGATCAGCACCCAGCTCCATCCCGCGCCCACGTTCTGCAGCGCGCTCACCGCCGCCTGGCGGATCACGCTATACGATTTGGTGATGGGAAGCCGAACATCGCCCACACCGAGGCGATACGCTCCGGTGAGCGTGGCGGTGTTCAGATCGTTGATATCTTCCGTGATGGGTTCTCCGGAGAGCTTGATATCCATCTGTGTCAGGCGCGGGGAACTCCCGGTGAGCGTGGCGCGAATCTTGATGTAGCGGGCGGTAACGAGCGGCCCGACCGTAGCCCAGGCGCTGTAACTCACGTTATCGTCGCTATGAGCCTCTTCTATCGTCTGCGTGCCATCCCCGACTGCAGAAACCAGCGGAGTGAATGGCAGCGACACACCCAGGTCGATGACTGGATGCTCATAGGTGATGCTGCCTGCCGGGGTCAGCACCCATGCCGTATAGGCATCCCAGCTCGTGAGATCGGCCCAGGTAGTGGTATCCATCGCCGACAAGGCGCCGCTTTCCGGTTCGACCAGGCAGTTCGTTTTGGTGCCCGGCCATCCGAGCATATGCGGATAGACGCTGTAGAGTATCCCCGCCATGCGCGGATCCGGCAGGTCAGCCGTGATAAATACGGCATTCTCAGACTCGTTGCCCGAATCGTCGAATCCCTTGACCGCAAAGGTGTAGGTGCCTGCGGAGAGCAGGTTCGTTTCATAGGGGGACGCGGTCAGCAGGCCATTATGGAGGGGAGACAGGTCTGCCCAGTAATCGGTCCATCCGGTTCCCAGTCGGTACCGGATGGCATATCCTGCGAAATCAGGCGGGGATATGCCCGGCATTGCCATGTCGAACTGGCGCGTCCCGTCCGGCTGCGCCGAGATCAGGAAGGTCTGCACATCCGGGGGTGGCGCCGCGAACGGGTCTCCAACCCACTCGGACCATTGCCCCACGCCAAGGCCCACCCCCGCCACGCGCACCCGCACCGGCCCGCGCTGCGCCGGGATTGACGCATTGGTGGCTGATGCGATTCCCGCCCGCTGCCAGCTGCTGCCATCGTTGTACGACCATTCGACATAGTAATGATCGGCTCCCGCCGCAGGCACCCAGGAGATAAGCAGCAACGGTGTGCCGGCGGTGCCTCCCAGCGTGACATTCACGCCGCTAACATGCGGACGCGTGATTTGCGCCGGCAGATTCCATGCGGTGGAAGGCGGCGGGGCTGTGCCGGTGTCGGCTGTATGGACGGCGGGATCCTCTACGACGAACGAGAGTTCGACGCGTTCCATCGAGCGGGGGCGAGGCGAGATGACCCGCACTTGCTGATAGAAGCTGGTAGCGGGACCGAATACGTAGGATGTGCGCTCCCGGTCGCGGCCGGTATCAGGAGTGAAATCCAGCGCCGTGCTCAGCACGGCATGGTGATCATCCACGCCTGCCGTGGCGCTCCACGGACTGGACAGGCTGCCGTCACGCTTGCGGAACCCGAAATAATGCGTGCCGGTCGCCCATGCCAGCGGCTCGGAAAGCGTCAGGGTTTTCGTCGCGGCATCATAGGCCACCACATCACCCGATTGTCCCCAGCCTGGGCGATCACGCTGCAGCGCCACCAGGTCTCCAGGCAAGGGGATAAATCCCTCCATCTCGGTCGTCAGCGATGGCAGGATGCGCCGGTAGCGGTTGCTGGCCGCCTCGTACATCCCCTCGCGCCAGGCCTGGTTATGGCTGGTTACGCCAAAGAGGGTCAGCTTTGCCGGCTGGTCAGCGCTGTATCCGGGCAACTGGCATAGCACCTCTTTTTGCGTCCAGGTGGTCTCATCGAAATACTCGACGATCACGGAATCAGCGGTTTCATCCCCGCTCATGACGTAGTCAGTTTTGAACGAGCCGCGCACGGTGTTGCGCATGTTGAATAGCGCCACCGGCATGGTGGCCGGCTCATCCCGAAAGAAGCGGATCACCATGCCGTGCTGGAACCATTTCGCCCTGCCGGCGCGTGCCGTTGCGGTCAATGCCTCGCCGAATGTCATCTGCGAATCGAATATGGCATCGAACCTGTCCCCGCGCGCAGTCCAGGCGGCATCCTTCGCCAGCAGCCATGCGAGGTCGTAGCGGCTGTCCGGCAAACGCGTCTTGCAGATATACGCCAATGCCCAGGCGATCGAGCGCGTATGCGTAGGTTGGCTCCAGGTTGTCCCGTTCCAGACGGGCAAACGGCGCTTGGCGATGAGATTGATCTTGCGCGAGGATTCCTGCGAAAGGCTGTTGGTCGCGCGCATGCGCACCGCCAGCATGGTCACATCCGGATAAGCCTGTGAAGAAGGAATATATCCGCGCAAACCAGTCCACATCACGTCATGCCCTACGCGTGTGGATTCATCCTTGGTATCTTTCCGGGTCAGGCGCGCTTCGTAGCGACCGGGGCCCACGCTGAATTTATAGGTGCGGCGTATCGGCGTGGCGGTCGCATCCGTGATCTGGATCGGCTGGACGGTCGCGACATAGCTGCGTGGCGGATGCGGGTCCGAACCAAAAGGCATCCAGCGCCAATTTTCCTGGTACACGATTCCACCCACGAAGATCGTGCCTATGAGCTCACCGGAATAATGGTCCGCGGGATTGGTGCTTCCGTATCCGGTCTGCGTCCATGGAGCGGTTGTGCCGAATATAAAAGTCGAGGCGTAACCTCTGGACCAGTAGCCGGAATAATAGTAGGTGTTGGTCTCCTCAATCGCCTGCCAGTTGCCGATCGGCGCGCCGATATCATCCACGGTGCGTATCTCGAGGGAGACCAGCACGCTCATTTGCGTCAGACCGCCATTGTCCGTGGCGTAGTACAGGCCACGCGGACAAACCACATCGACCGCAATGGTGTTGATCTGCGAGCCGGGGGGATTGATAACGAAAGGTCCAACGGTGGTATTCGTCAGCAGCTCCTGCCCGGCCACCTCCCCTGCCGTCACCACGTTGACGGGAAAGAGCGTCACCGGCTGGCCGGGGCCGAGCCATTCATAGGTCACTTCCGGGAAACTCGCGATCGGCGTGTCCTCGATGCTCAGCGATTCGAAATCGTAGTAGCCGCGCCCGATCACGAAGAGCTGGTAGAGATACTGTTCGTTTCCCGCGAATTCTGTATACGGTTCTGCGCCGAAATCCGGGTAGATCAGGTGCCTGCCGAATATTTCCGGGACTGCCTCGCCTATGCGAGCACGATTGCCCTGCGCTCCCAGGCTATAGGTCGGAGAGGGAGAAGCCTGCGCCTGAAACTGCAGGGGGCTCGGTTTTCTCGGCGAGCCCATGAGTGCATTCAGCATATTCGAGCCGACGGCGAACACGATACCGGAAACGATCATCTCGCCAGTAATACTCCCGATCAATGGCCCGGATATTCCCAGAAGCGGCGCCAACGCTCCACCAGTTGCTACCGCAGCGACCGCCATCGCCAGCATCAGAACAATCTTGAGAATGAGCGATCCGCCGCCTTTTCCCAGCGGCCGGATGACGAAGCTGACGATATCGCCATCCTCTATGCAGCGATCCCATCCTCTTTTCTCACGCAGAACCGGCACGCCATTGACGATGCAGATCATCGGCAAGTCGCTCTTCGGAGCCAGAGCGCGGATACGCCGGCGGCGCGTAATCTGGAAAGTCTCCCGTTCCCCGGAAAGCTCGCTCCTGACGATGACGACATTAGCCCGCACGGCACTCCCCCTCCCACCGCCAGAATCTGAGGAGCGGCCATTCCGACCGCACCACGAACCGGTTGGAGAACACCACGCCCGCTCCCTGCAGGCAATGCAGCACCCCGCCATGGTCCGTATCCACCCATACGCCGATGTGCGTGATGGATTTTCCGGTGCCCATCTCGACGCAATCCCCCTCGGAAGGCGTTGTGGTTTCCTGCCAGTTCCGGCGCGCGGGATGGCGATGCAGCAGGCGCACCCACCCCATGGGCCGGTCTTCATTCATCATGACTTGCGGCAAGTCCCGCCCGAAATGCTCGAGCTGGATGTGCCGCACGAAATTCCAGCAGTTATAGGCATGCGGCCCGGCAGCACCACGCTCCCATGGAATGCCCACGTATTCGTTCCACTTCATCGTGCCAGCCCCGGGTAGGCAGTGGTCGTATAAGTTGCATCCGGAAATTTGAGATTTGCCGGATCTCCGAAATTCGCCCGGGCTTCAACCTGCTGATCGGTTGCCGAGGCACCGGCCAGCGTCATGGTCAAAGGGGGAATGTTTTGTGGCGTGGTCAGGTCGCTGGCCAGATAGGCGCGATACGTAACTTCAATCTTGTAAGGGGAGGCGGTGCCCAATGCCAGATTAGCCTCGATTTCCGTACTGACGTTGTCCATCGTGATCACCAGCTCAGGGGAACTGGCGATGCGTGTTTCCGGCAGCGTCATGCCGAAACTGAATGCGATGAATGTCACGAATTCGCCCGGATTGAGCGGCGCACCAACCTCCAGTTTTGCTTCCAGATCAGCGTGGCCGAGCACCACGCGAATAGCGGTCGGTTGGCCGACCTCATCAATGAAATTGGGGTGGCGGAATTCGAGCGTATGCAGCATCACTTCGCCGGCGGGCGCGGTGGCCGCCGCTTCCTTCCATGCTTGTGAAATCGTCGGATCAGGCATCGCTCACCTCGATATCCCCCGATACCTGCCAATTCATGCCGGGCAGCGCCTGGTATTTGTACGGCTTGGTGAAACGCACGTCGTACGCGGCCATGCCGCTGCCCAGGTCCAGTGTAAGGGTCAGCCAGTCCGTGCCATAGTTCAGATCCTGGATCCAGAACAAGCGGAAAATTCCCATTTCCGTCGCCGTAAATTTCCAGGTAATGGTCAACTCTTCCGGCACATCGGTAAAGCGGCGCCGCTGGCGCGCAGTGCCCGCATCCATGTCCGTGCGCACGAACGCCTGGACGGGTGAGCCGCCGTATCCGGAAAGCGTTGGCGGCGGCAGGGGGGCGGGCCACGTGGCCATCAGCGCATCACCCCTGCCGCGGGATTGAGGCCATACTTGCCTTCCAGGATGGGGGCCAGTCCATTGCCGCGCATGATGTTGCGCCCCATCTTGCCCTCTATCTGCTCGACCATGACGTCCAAGGTCAGATTTCCATTTTCGTCCTGGCGCTGCTGGGCCTGACCGCCATTGCCGGGGGATTCGATCAGATTCAGCTGCACACTGACGCTGGCGCCGG